GCCAGGGCCACCAGCGTCTCGGCAGGGATGTCCGTCCGGGAAGCTCCCGCCCGGGCCACGGCCTGGCGAACGCGCCACTCGGGGGAGGACGCCAGGGCCACCAGCGTCTCGGCAGGGATGTCCGTCCGGGAAGCTCCCGCCTGGGCCACGGCCTGGCGAACCGTCCACTCCTTCGCGGTGGCTGCGTTGAGAAGATCTTCCACCGGCAACTTGGACGTGTCGCCACCCAACGACATGACCGCCGCAAAACGCATTTTGATGTTAAATTTCACGTGTCCTCCACCTGTTAAGGTTATTGATTTTCCCCTTGCCACTTCTCGGACCCTCGCCCCAGGCGGGGCGGGAGGGGTCACTCCCCGCCCCTGCCCGGAACCGTTGTGGAGGGCGCGCCAGGCTGGCAGGGCCTGGGGCGAGGGGCCGAGTCTCGAGCTTGGAGAGGATGGCTGGCCGGCCTTGATACCGGCTGGGCAGTCGGGGCAACCACGCTGCAACGCAGCAACTCTGGATTTCGCGGCCCAGTGCCACATGTCCCCATCAAATGCGTGTCCATCCACGCCGCAGCCACCCTCTCCAAGCTCGATATTCAAAGATCTGCTGATACCAGCCTTCACGCGCCCTTGGCCCTTGGATTGTTCCGATAACGTGGATGTCCCCCGTCTAGCGGGCGCTTATCCCCTCGGCGCTTCCAGGTGCGCTCTGGCCCAAGCCGCCAACTCCTTCACCCTTGGCCCCGGGCCATCTGGCCGCGGTGCGGTTGGGTTCGTGGGTGGCGTTGTTGAAAGAAAGATACCAAACGGTATCTATATCGTCTAGATAAAAATACCAATTGGATTCATCAGGCAAAAAAAAACCCGCCGAAGCGGGGCTGAATGAATTGAGGCGGGGTGGTGCTTTGCGATCCGGGACTATTCGCCCCACCCGCCAAGGAGTGTCCTAGCCTTGCGGAAGTCTATGCGAAATCCCAACCGGCAGGCTGGGATCATCTCTAGGCTGTGCCGTCATCACCGAAGCCATCAAGCGCGGGCACAAGCAGTATTTTACCAATTGTTCTTAGCATAATTCGATTGAACATATGTTATGCTTGAACTCCATGAAACTGCTTGCGACGATAAAGACGCATAAACGCCTATAATTTTATTCGCTCCATCAAATTGAATTGTTGAACTTGAAAATAATGTCCCAAACCAATTGCTTAAATACGTTAGCTCAATTGCGCTATGACATTCTAAATAAACTTTAGCTGCTAAACTTATGTCTGCTGATGAAAATGGATATTCTTCACCCTTATATATAATATAAACACCACCATATTTATCTTTTTTTCCATCTATCCTGGTATCGATCTTAGTTACTCCATTCACAAAAATTAAAATATCTCCGGATGTAACATCCAAATATAACTTTGTTCCATAACCAAGAGTTAAAGAGTCAAAATAATATGTTCCAGATAAAAGTTCAATTGTCGAATATTGGCCTGTTGTAGCATCACCATACCATCCAGGAGCAATGGGGTCCTTCGGATGCCCTTCATACCCGATAGTAGGAAATGTCTTCTTTGTAGCCGTTAGGCCAGCTGGTGAAGTCGGGGGATTAAACGTGGTTAGCTTTGGATTGTCGTACTTGGTACAGGAAACTGGCAAACCCGATGGTGCAACATTTTTGTTTGTATCTGGAGGAGGATAGGCGGCGTTACTGATTGGCGTTCCAATATATATACCATTGCCGCTTGGAGCGCTGTTTGCAGTGACTCCATTCCCCCAAATGCTATTTCCGTATCCCATTGTAAGCGCCCCGCCAGCATAACCATTTGTCATGATAGTCCCTCCATGCGCGGACGGTTCCGCCCCAGAGGTCCACGGCGTCCCTCCTCCGCCCATAGCCAGAGCCCCTTTTGTGTAAGCACTCCCAACAACTGTTATCCCATAGTTCAGTGTGATGTTACCAGTTGCATCAATGTCTCCACCAACCCTAGATTGGTTGTCCATTGATACAGTTTTGTCAGAATAAATAGTTCCACCGACTGTATTGGCATTGGGCAAAGAAACATCAGAATTTGATTTTAAATCTCCAGATATAGTAGCTGCCTGCGCCATTGTTACCGTTCCAACGGAGCATAAGTTACCCTTAATCTTTTGATTATAATATAAATTTGTTGTGCCAAGTGACGTGACATTGCCCGTGATGGTAGCCTGGGAAACTGTCAATGAGCCAACATACAAATCACCCGTTATTACAGCATCGCCACTAATTGTAACATCTCCAGACGATATCATAACTTTACCATCATATGTATTTGTTGTTGTCGGTGTAAATGTCAAAGTATCTGTTGACGACACTTGAAATTTTGCTTGATTTGGACCAGATACAGTTTGCCCAGTTGAAGTTACCGAAAGTTTATAACTTGAGACATCACCCGAACAATTTGAACTAAGCGTAAAACTTCCAAGACCACCACCAATGTCAAATGTTCCATTCAAAGCAGAACATAAATCATCCGTAGTCTTGCTGCTAGAATTAATCATTGGTGTGTAATAAGCAACAATTCCATTTTTATATTCTAGACCAGAGTATGCTAAATTTTTAGCTTGGTTCGTTTGGTTAAACATTAATTCATTTACAACTGCGACAGATGATATTTTTTGTATCCCGATAGCAAGCGCACCAACAGCCAATATTGCCAAAATAACAAACAACAGCGTTGATCCGCAGCAGCATTGTTCTTTGTTTATTATTTTATCATCAACGGACATAAATAATCTCTTCGTATTTTTTCGTCAGGCTATTGGAAAAACTAGTTGTGATTTGTATATTCAATAACCCCGATCCCGATGTTGCTCCTGCGATCGGTGCAAAATTCGCAGAAAAGCCACTCCCAGCGACAACATTGTCAAGCAAAATATGGTTGGCATCATCTGAGGATGTATACAGAACTAAATTAGTGTCCAATAAGAAAATTGATCTGGTCCCGTCATATGTATATGATATAATATTATTCGTTGTTGACACAGACGATGCATTTTCCATTTCCCGCATGACTCGCACGATTGCAATTTGACATTTTTGGACCTGTGAATAATCTTGGTCAGAATTAACGTAAGATTTAATAATATTACTATATATCTTCATGGATGCAACCAGAAAAAAACCTACCAGCAAAAGGACGCATAGAATTTCGATTAATGTAAACCCCAACAAAGGTTGTTTCTTAATACGTTTGAACGGAAAAAACATGGCTCAAAGTCTCTTTAGTGCTATTATTTGTTATGGTAACAAGCACCGCTCCAGTAGAGGGTAGCTTCCAACCGCTCACTGAAGTTATATTTTGTACACTCGCTGTACAATTTGGACATTTTGTTCCATAGTTATCAGAAAAATTACTAACTTTTTCTATAATTGATGATGCATCTTTTGTTGATAGATTTTCATAATCAGAAACAACAGAATTCATTGTATTATTCAAAAAAGAGCTTTCTTTTAATCTTTCTATCGGAACGTAGTTTGAGGTAATCCCAGAAAAAAAGAACGGGATTACCATCGTTGAAAAAATAGCTATCACCACCAGCGTAAGAATTACTTCTACTAGGGTAAAACCTTTCTTATTTTTCCCCAAATTTTTCATAATCCTTCAAACCGTCAGAACCTAGTAGCCAGCATGTTCTGCAATTACTGAACAATAGGTATATTTAACCGCGTAACAATGCACTATCGCGCTTTAGAGACGCATTGTGTTTATTTTTTACCGTATATAGCAACGGAATTTGCATAACAATATTACATACAAAACTTGCCATTACATAAACTACCCCTTGAATATGAAAAAACATTATACATATTAAAGCGTGGAATGAAATAATTATACTTAAAGACACATATAAAATGCTTTTTTTAGCAAAAAAAATGAGTGCAGTTTCTCTGTTTAAAAAAAATAGTGGCAGTAGCGATAGCACTCCAACGATTATATAAAAAATGACAATATATTCGTATGCACTTTTAAAGAAAAAAGCTTCCTGGTATTTTTTAAAAAAATATATTGCCCCAAACAAATATAAGCCTGATATAACTAATCGAATTATCCTTTCATGACTCGTGATCATCTTGCCTTCACCTATCATACGGCGCCTCGATTATTTATAACGATTCGTATTTTCCATAAAAGTTCGAATATATCATTTGTCCGTCATATCCGAGAAGCACACGACCACTCGGCCAACTATAGCCTTGACAACGCTATCTTCAAAAGTTTCGTGAAAATCAAAAACCTTCGGGGGGTGGTTTGTGGCATCTTGCGAATAAAAAACGATATCAAGATTCCCTTTTTTACTTTCCTGAAAAATGACGCGCTTTATCATGACGCCACCCGGCGAATCAGGGTCGCGCACAAGATATATATTCCCCGGAGGCTTGGGGTTCTTCGGAATATCCTCTCTATCAACAACAACTATATCGCCGGGGTTCATAAGCCCCGTCATGCTTGTTTCCCCTTTGGCGATTCGTACCCCGATAAGATTTGTCCGTGTCCGGATAGAAGGATGGTTTTGAATTACCATTAGATAATTCCCATCTAGTTCAATCGGTTCGTCCACCCCTGTCCCTGCACCAGACCATGCCACCATGGGCACAGCGAGATAATTATGGGCAACAGGCGGGGGAGCCCCCTCCGGGACATTCACTAGCTTGGGGTTGGCGAAGACCACCTCCCTGGTCATCTCTTGTTGCGCGCCAGGGAAGACGATGCGGGCGCCGAGCTTATCTAGCACGTCGGCCAAGTCTTCAAATCTAGGCTTCCGCTCCCCAGCAAACCAGCGCGTAAAAAGATTCGCATTTTTCCCAAAAGCTTCGGCCATTTGTTTTGGGTTCTTATACCGCGTGGTGGACTCGGCCTTGAGCCGGTCCATGGTATCCCTAAAAATCCCCATACCAAACCCTCTGCCAAGATTTTTCAGGTCTCGCAAATACCTTCCGGGATTTTATTGACGAAAATAGATACCATTTGGTATTTACGCCTTCATGAACGCACTGCGAGAATTTATCGATGCCCAAGGACTTTCACTTGCCGAAGCGGCGAGGATTTCCGGGGTCAACCCGGTAAATGTTCATCGGCACTACCACGGTGAACGTAGAATCTCTTCCAATTTAGCCCTCAGATACCATCGGGCGTTTGGCATCCCGCTCGTTGACCTGCTTGCAGCGCCCACCCAGCCCCACCCCGACGAGGCCGCGTGATGCTGTTTCCCCAAGGAGTGCTGTAATGGAATCATTATCTTTTTTCATCGGGTCAATCATGGGCGCGATTATTTTTTACGCCGGTTTCTATGTTGGCATGCATTCCAAGGAGTAACCGAATGTCACGGTATCGCCCTCCTCGGCGCCTCCCCTGGTACGCCCAGCCCACAAAATATGAGGCTCGCATGCGGATTGGAATGACCCAGGGGAGAAGAAAGCGTTTGCTGGAGCAACACAATGCCGAGAGGAAAGCGGAACGCGAAAGGGCGCGTCTCTCTCCTGAAACTCCTCCGATACCCCAACCAGAGAAAGTCAAGCAGTGGATATTCCGTATGACGGAAGATCATTTTATGGAGCATGTAGTATTCCCTTTACTGTTCACGATGGCTTCACTTGTTTGGATTGGATTTTTTGTCGGAATATTCTTTGAGCTTTTCCAATTGGGCGTGAAATAAGCCTACGGCCGTATCAGGATATCCAGGGGCAGCGGAGACAAGCAATGCGCAAATCATATTATTCAGTAGTTCTTGAATCTTTTTTTGGTCAGCATCGGAGTCTCGTTTGACTCTATAAGCAAGACATGCAGTTACAATGGTAGACACCATGATTACCAAACTTGAAATAGCCATTATCCAATTTGGCCAATCCATTTCGTCTCTCCTCTCAGTTTGGGTTTGGGTCGCACCGATTCAATACCGAGAGGGGCGAGAAAAAATAAAGGACTCGATATAATGATCGTATCATGGAACGCCAATAACGATCTGGACAATATCCGCTGTGTGATGTGGGCGCTCCCCCTGCCCCCTCTTCCCGCCCGGTCCCGTCGCTTGGATCGTCTGGCCCTGCCCCTTGCGCGTCGTCGCACGACGACATGCAGATGCAGCATGCGGTCAGGCATTGCCATAGGTGGCGGGGACCTCGCATTGCAACCAAGGCAACGTCCGAATAGCCTGCTGAAGCGATGGCAACGATGTGGCCTCTACCCCTATACAGGAAATTTCTCCCGTATCTGTGACATATCGCAACAACGCCACCCCTTGATTTTCATCAAATATGGGCTCCAAAAATTCCGAGACGACGATCCCTCGCGCCATGACTACGCCTCCTGCCGTGTTTCGACGCGGCGAAGATTGACGAGGACGTTGTGTAATGATGGAATCGACGAGACCGAAAACCGCAAGTTTATAAGTCCTTGTGGTGTTTCAGCCTGTAGGAATACGTCGCGTCCATTGTCGGCAACCAATTCGTCAAAAGCCAAGATATGAATTTCTTTCATGCTCATTCCGGGAGGTCGTTATGGGTTGGTTAAAAAGGTTGTTTAGTAGCAAAAAAGAAAATTCTTTTTCAAAATTTTCCATAGATCAATTAAACGATAAAGATCTTTCCCCACTCCGCGACCACATGGATGCCTCTTTGAGAATTAAGAAAAAAGGCGAAGTTAACTACACTCAATTCAACATCACTATCGAGCCAGAAATATTTGATAGAATTTGTAAATTGTCAGATGCTTCTAAGAAGGCTCGATCAGAGATAGCCAGGGGGCTTATAAAAGCGAATCTGGAAAATTTCGAACGTCATCATGAATTGATTGTTATATTCGACAGAGAACTTAAATGATCAATCACATTTTCTCTCTTTCGTGTTCATAAAAAACAAAGGGTTACAGGAGACAGATGTAACCCAAACCATCTACAGGGAATAAGGCGCCATCATGATCCAGGCCCCTATCGAACTCGTGGAAATCAACCACGCGCACCTGTATTGCGGGCTTGGTGGGGGGGCCCGAGGGTTCAACAGAGGCCGGGCGTCGGTCGGATCGCTACGCGCCCGGTTCCGCTGCCTCGGCGGCATTGATGTCAGCCCGGCCGCCATCGCCGATTTTTCACGGATGGCTGGTGTCCCAGGCACCTGCATGGACCTCATGGACCGGGAGCAATATCAGGCGTTCCATGGCCAGGAGCCGCCAGCCGGCTGGCGCGAGGCCATGCCCGACGACATTCGCCGAGCCTTCCGTTACCTGCATCCCCATATTCTTTTCCTCTCAGCCCCGTGCAAAGGGTTTTCCGGGCTCCTGTCGGAGAGCAAAAGCCACTCCGAACGCTATCAGGCCCTCAACCGCCTGACCCTGCGGGGCATCTGGCTGGCCCTGGAGGCTTATCGGGATGACCCCATCGAATTGATCCTTTTCGAGAATGTGCCCCGCATCGCCAGCCGCGGCCGCCACCTCCTGGACCAGATTGGCGCGCTGCTGCGCCACTACGGCTACGCCGTGGCCGAGACCACGCACGACTGCGGTGAGCTCGGCGGTCTGGCGCAGTCCCGTAAGCGTTTTTTGCTGGTGGCCAGGCACCGCGAGAAGGTGCCCCCGTTCCTGTATCAGCCGAGCAAGCGCCCACTCCGGGCCGTGGGTGACGTCCTGGGCCGGATGCCCCTGCCCGGGGCGGCCATAGCCGGCCCCATACACCGGATGCCGGCGTTGCAGTGGCGCACATGGGTCCGGCTGGCGTTCGTGGAGGCGGGCAGCGACTGGCGGTCGCTGTCGAAGCTGCGCGTCCAGGACGGGGTGTTGGCGGATTACGGCATCGTGCCGGATAGGGGCTATCAGGATGGCACCCTCGGCGTGCTCCCCTGGGCGGCTACCGCCGGCGCCGTGACAGGAAATGCCGGTCCGACCTGCGGCCGCTATTCCGTAGCCGACCCGAGAGCGTTCAACGGCCGACGCGCCACGCTCGGCGTTACCCCTTTCGAGGCCCCGGCCAATACCGTCGCCGGCCGGAGCCTCCCGACAAACGGCACGTTCGCCGTTGCCGATCCCCGTGGCTACCGTGCTGCCCGGGGCCACACGCTCGGCGTCCTCCCCTTCGATGCCCACGCCGGGACCATCACGGCCCGGGGGCTGGCAACAACGGGACGATTTTCGGTTGCTGATCCGCGTTGCGCCCTGGGTCACGAGTACGGCCAGTACGGAGTCCTGCCCTGGTCTTCGGCCATGGGGGCAGTATCCGGACAGAGCGCCCCGGGCGGGGGCCGGTACACCATCGCCGATCCGCGTCAGCAGGGTCCAGCCTATGGCAAGTACGCCGTGGTGGCCTACGATGCCTCGGCTGGGACCGTCATTGGCGGCAGCACGACGGGCCAGGGGGCATTCGCCGTGTCCGATCCGCGCACCCCCTGGAACCGTGATGGCAAGGAGGTCTACCTCACCCAGGCCAATTTCGGCGTGGTCCCCTGGAGCCGTCCGGCTGGGTCGGTGACAGGCCATGGCCAGCACGACAACGGCGCGTGGTCCGTGGCCGATCCACGCCCGGCTGCAGGCGACCTCATGGAGACACTGCCGGCTCCGGCTGACCGTCTGGTCGCCGTAATCCGCGCCCTCGACGGCACGTGGCATCGGCCGTTTACCACACTCGAATTGGCCGCCCTGCAGGGCCTCGTGGATCCCGAGGAACGCCTCGAACTCGACGGGCTATCGGATCAGGCCTGGCGCGAGCGCATCGGCAACGCCGTACCGCCGCCGGCGGCCGCTGCCATCGCCGAGGTGATGGGGGCCACGCTACTCCTCGCATGGTCCGGCGAGACGTTTTCGATGAGCTCCACGCCCGTGTGGGTGGCGCCGGTGGCTGCGGCTTTGGCCGTGGAGACTATGGAGGTGGGGGCGTGATCGACCTCAACAGCACATCCGCCCTGGGCGACCGCATCAACGACCGCATCGATGCCGTCATGGCGGCGGCCCGGGACGCCGAGACACCCCGGGACTACCTCGGGGCCTCCATCCTCGGGGACGCCTGCGAAAGGGCCATCCAGTACCGGCACCTGCAGGTGGCGCCGGACCCAGGCAAAGGCTTCCCGCCGCGCGTGCTGCGCTGTTTCGACCGAGGTCGGTGGGCCGAGGACTACGCGATCGCGCTCCTCAAGCGATCCGGGTTTGTGCTGCTCGAGAACGATCCGGACACCGGGGAGCAATGGGCGTTCGAGGCCATGGACAGCCGGGTGAAGGGGCATGCCGACGGCGTACTGGTCATGTGGCGCGGCGAGGGGCCGGCGCTCATCCCGCTGCCGGCGGTCTGGGAGTGCAAGTGCCTCAACAACAAGTCCTGGAGCAAATCCAAGCGCGACAAGTTGAGGGTCGCCCATCCCCGCTACTTCGGCCAGATGCAGCTTTACATGGGCGAGATGCGGTTGACCCAGGGGCTGTTCACCTCCCTCAACGCCGATACCATGGAGCTCCATCACGAGCTCGTGGCCTACGAGGCCCAGGCGCATCAGGCGTTGCTGGATCGGGCGCAGCGCATCCTCAACGCCTGCGATATGGGCGAGATGCTGCCGCGCGGGCTGGCCGATCCGTCCCGGCTGGAATGCAAATGGTGCGATTGGGCGGAGAGATGTTGGGAAAAAGGAGGAGAAAATGTCTAGCAATAAAACCGTTCAAATTGGGATTCGGGTAACACCTGAAATGAAGATTGCCATTCAGACAATCGCAAGCAAAGAATCAAGATCACTTAGTCAGCAGATTCTTCATTTCGTGAAGGCTGGAATTCAAAAGTCTTCAGAAACTGAGGCAAAAAATCAGGGTGATTAAGATGGTATTCGCGGAGACCTTGCTTAATAAAATGCTCAACTTGTTGCGAAATACTTCGCGTCTCACGGATGGCGCACAGAGCTACGGCGTCACGCAGGTCTTCGGTCACTCGAATGCCAATCTGAACGGTTTTTTTGTCGCTCATTTGGATTCCCTAACTCCTGTCAGACTATAGCGCAAGCTAAATAATGTTTATGAATACTATACAATCGTTGACAATCATTAGAAGGCGTGGATAGGGTCTCCGCATGACCGACGAAACGGAGGCATCCCCCATGGGCCAACCACGCCGGCGCGTCATCGACCTGAACCAGTACGCGCGCCAGGACGATCCCATGCCGCAGCAGCAGGCGCGCCCGCAGCCCGTGAGTGCCGCTGTCGAGGCGTTCCGGGATGCCATGGCCGCCACCGGGCTGGGACGGCCGGAGATCGTCCCTGACGGAGCCCTGCACCGGTTTGATCTTCCCGATGAGGCGCGGGGAAAGAAATCCGGCTGGTACAAGTTCCACCCGGACGGGACCCCAGCCGGAGCATTTGGTTCTTGGAAGCACGAGATATCCGAGAGGTGGTGTTCCAAGGCCAATTACGAGATGAGCCGCGAAGAGATCGCGGCCGTCAACGATTTCTATCGCCGGGCCCGGGAAGAGGCCGAAGCCGAACGTGCGCGCGAAGCCAATTCAGCGGCGACCCGGGCGGCAAAAATTTTCGAGGCGGCCACCGAGGCCACGGAACACCCCTACCTTGCGAGGAAAGGGGTCGCGGCCTTCGGTGTCCGTGTCGATCAACGCGGTGAGCTGCTCATCCCCATGTACAATAGCCGCGGCGAAGTGCGCGGGGTGCAGCGTATCATGCCCGACGGTGAGAAGCGGTTCCTGTCTGGCCAGGCCAACCCGGGTCTTATCCACGTCATCACGTCATCGTCGCCTGATGCGTCCAGGACGGTGTACGTGTGCGAGGGCTACGCGACCGGGGCCAGCCTCCACATGGCAACCGGCGAAACCGTCGTTATCGCCTTCAACGCGAAAAATCTCGAGCCGGCCGGTATGGTCGCAAAGGAGGTGTTCCCCGCAGCGAAAATCATCTTCGCCGCCGACAACGACCGATGGACACAGGTCAATGGTGTCCCCAAAAACGTCGGGATAGAAGCAGCGCGGAAAGCCGCCAGCACCGTCGGTGCGTCCGTGGTCTGGCCGGAATTCCATGATCTCTCCAGTCACCCAAAGGATTTTAACGACTTATACGCCCTGGAAGGGCCGGATGCGGTCCGGACACAGGCCAAGGGGTATGGCGTCAGAATCCGTGACTGGAGCATCTCCAGGCTGTCTGGGCAGAAAGCCCCGGTCCGGCAATGGCTCGTCCAGGACGTTCTTCCTCTCGGATCGGCTATGATTCTCGCCGCTCCAGGCGGGACAGGCAAGGGGATGCTGACTCTCAACTTGGCCTTGCACGTGTCCCGAGAACCACAACCCGGCATCGACCTCAATCCATCGTCTCTCTTCTTCGGTCATCAGCTCGTAACCCATGGCCCCGTGGTCATGCTGGCGGCAGAGGACGACATGGACGAGGTGCACCGCCGGATAGAAAACCTGGGTGGAGAGTTCCCGGAGAGTCTGTACGCCATCTGTTTGCCTGATCTCGACAAGCCGGCGGCCCTCTTTACGTCCGAAAGAGGGTCTCTCCGGACAACTGCATTTTGGGAGGAGATAGCCGAGCAGATAAAGTCGATCAGGCCCGTCTTCGTCGTTATCGACCCCATCTCTTGCTTCGTCCTGGCTGATCTCAATGACCGCAACGTGGGCGCTTTCGTCATGGGCTGTTTCACCTGCCTTGCGAGGCAAAGTGGCGCCCTGGTACTCGGCGTTCACCACATGAACAAGTTGCGCGATAAGATCAGAAACCTCGATGACGCCAGAAACGCAATCGCGGGTAGCGCCGGATTCGTCGATCATGGGCGCGGAGCCTATGTCCTCTGGCCCGAAGAGGAGCAGAAGGCCAAGACGCTCTGCAAACACATGGGTGTGGAGTACGCCAGAGGACGTGTGGTTCGCGGCGGACTGCCCAAGTCCAACTTCGGCGGTGATGAAGATGAAAAGATCTTCATTCGAAACGATGTCGGCCTTCTCGTGGGCATGGATGACGAGGCGCAGCGCATCAAGCGCCTCGAAGAAGAGCGCCTCATGGATCTTCTGGCGGAAGCCATCGCCAGCGCCGCTGCTCAAGGCCATCCGTTCCAACATACCGGGAAGCAGGGCCTCTTTGAAAAACGTGAACGGCTACCCAAGAGCCTCCGCGAACTCGGGAAGAACGCCCTCGACCGCCTCGGGAGACGTTTGCTCGACGCGAAGCGAATCGACAAATACCGCCCGGCCAAGGGTGGATCGGTTGAGCAGTGGCTCGACGTGCCCGGTGGTCCATTTGCCCTTGGTGTCGGCATCCTTGAGCTCGGGGAGTTTGAAAATGTATCTGAATCGTAGCACGAAAAGCGTTCCCGGCGACACCGACTTGCATTTTGGGAACGCCGGGAACGGTCGCCAAAATCCAGGTTTTATGCGGGCTAGCGGTTACCGGGCGGTGGCCCCCCTATAATACAGCGGAGCTGTATATAGGGGGGGGCCAGGTGGGGATGATTTTTGGGAATGGGAAAATGAGGTGAGAGATGGAAGAAAAACAAAAGCTCATTTGGACAGTATGGTTTAGGCCGAAAGAAAATGGTTGGTGGAGCATTCTGGCAAGAAGAGCTGAGCCGATGGAGAGAACGACAGGGAAAGGGAGGGCCAGGCAACACTTGCATCTGGGCTGGAATGGAGAACGTTTTTCTGGAGGTTCCGAGTTGGCCGCATTCGAAAGATTTCCCGAAGAAGAACGCGCCTGCATTTTGAAACAGATTGAAAATGCCAAAGCGGTTGGGTGGTTGGAGTAGCCATGATCCGTGACTTGATCCGCCTGATCCTCCCATGGCCACCAAGCACGAATAAAACGTGGCGTCGGTCACGAAGTCACATGCACTTGTCCAACAAATCGACGACGTATCGTCTAGCTGTTCGTTCTCTTGTGCTTGGGGAAAAGCTCTCTTCTATCCCTCTCCATGGACAGCTGGAGGTCAGCGTCACGCTGTATCCTCCGGACAAACGCCGGAGGGATGAAGACAACTTCGCGGGCAAGGCTCTCTTCGACGCCTTGACCAAGGCAGGTGTATGGGGAGACGATTCGCAAATACGAGCCAAGCACGTGTACTGGGGCGACGTCGTCAAAGGTGGATATGTTTCTGTAGAAATACAACCACTTCAATAATTTTAAAAACATGGAGGACTCCATGGAAGACTCTCTGAAAGCAGCCTTGGAAATCGTGAAGGCCCAAGCCTCGGTCCGCAATATGACCGACGAGGAAGTCATCTCGATGCTCAAAAATGTGGCTGCTGGCATCCAAGCGGCCGCAGATGCCTCCCAGGTTAGCTACAGCGAGGGAGGAAGCGATTCCCCCGCTGTCGACCCGGCCAAGGCAATCAAGGATCGCTCTATCACCTGCCTCGAATGCGGAAAGACTTTTAAGGTGCTCACCAAAAAGCATCTCACGGCGCATGGCCTCACGCCCGACGAGTATCGGGCCAAGTGGGGCTACAAGAAGGGCGCGCCCCTGTGCGCCAAGGGCCTGCAGCGCGAACGGCGCAAGAAGATGAAGGACATGCGCCTGTGGGAGAGGCGAAAAAAAGCTGAGTAATACCTATAGCAACTTTAAGAGGCCCGGCCGACGCTGGACCGGGCAGGGACGGATAAAATGCGGCAACATGACCTGCACGCAGCAATAGCTGAGCGTATCGGACCAGAACTGGCTACAGCAGCTGTTGACGCCATCATTGCCAATTGGGGGGGAGGATCACAAATGATCCCCAATGGGAGCAAAACGGCCATCATAAATAGAAACCAAGAAATTCGCAGACTTGCTTCAGATGGAATCGACCATGAATCCATCGCCAAACGATTCGGTCTCTCCGTGAGGCATGTACAGCGCATCCTTGGCAATTAATTTCGCACACAGGACATAACCCCACAAGATTTTGTCCCGAAATCCCTCCATGCTGGAGACATGGAGCGCGAGCCAAAACCCATCCTCGAAGACGGCACCCTGATTTTTTCGAATCCAACCTCGATTCGTCTTTGTCGCGCCTGCGCCACCACCAGTCGATTCAACGTCCCGGCTGACAAGCCTTGGGAATGCCCCTTCTGCCACTGCCGGGAGTTCATCCCGCTCCAGTATTCCTCCGCTGACGACCTCAACCTCCCCGAGCCTCTTCGACGTTTCTGGGACGCTTTGACCAAGCAAACGGCTCGGGACGCCCTTGCCCTGGGAGAGGCTAAACAGGCCGAAAAATCTCTACGTTCGGCAGGGTTCCCAGCGCCGCCATATGGTTTCACTACGGCTAAGGCCAGGTAAGACCTGGCGAAAATAATTTTATCGCTGACGAGGTGGAAGTCATGAGTTTCGAGCAGGCCGACAAGTTCCGGATGCGCTGGGAAGGTGGTCTCTCCGACGATGCGGCCGATCCGGGTGGCATCACGAACTACGGCGTCTCATTGCGTTTTTTGCGGTCGCTCGGACACGACGTGGACGGCGATGGCGACATCGATGCCGACGATATCCGATGCCTCACCCCCGCGGGTGCGGCCCTGATCCTGCGCCAGGAATTTTGGACCTGCCAGGATCTGGATTCCTTCCCCCCGCTGCTCGCCATTGCCCACTACGACGCTTCGGTCAACTGCGGCCGCGGCCGTGCCATGCGATGCTTGCAGGCGGCCTGCAACGCTTTCGACGGTCCCAAGATCGACGAGGACGGCCGGCTTGGGCCAAAGACACGGTCCCGCATTGCTGACCCCGGCCTCAATGACGAGCTCCTTGCGTTGCGGGTCATTCAGGAGCGGCAGGCGTTCTACAAGCGTCTGGTGTCGGAGACTCCAAAGTTCTCCAAATTCATCGACGGGTGGATGAATCGCACCAATAGCCTCATCAAGTATTTGCAGGAGATTCCCCATGGGCAAGAGGCTTCTGTCCTTGGCCAGCCAGTTCCTGGAGGGGATGCGACACAAGATCAACCCGGTACACCTGTACTGCCGACTGATGGACTGCGGGATGAGCCAGCCGAGAGCCCTGCGGTGGTCCAGACGGTGGGAAGCCCTGTACAAGCGCCTGGGGTTCTGACCATCGGCGGAGTTCGACTCAGCAAAAAGTTGTGTGTGACCGCCTTGGGTGCGCTCGTCATTGTGGGAAATTCCGTAGTCCTGCGTTTTTTCAACGTCGGACTGAACGATTTCCAAATCCAGAAACTCGGCGATCTTCTTACCTGGTACATCGGCGTCCAAGGCGGCTTCGACATCTCCAAGCCGTTCATTCAGTCTCTTTTTACGCAGGGAGGCCGCCGTGCGTAAACCCACAATCCCCGCCGCGATCGTGCTTCTCCTGTTCCTGGCCTTCCTTCCGGCTTGTGCCAACCTGTCCACCGAGGGCGGCGCCTCCCCCGCTCTCGGGCCGGACAGGCCTTCGGCATCATCGAACACGGCCACGTCCAGCCCCTCCACACTCCCGGAGCGCATCCGGTGCGGCATTGCCTGGCTCTGGGCGAGCTACACGCGGCTCAAGACCGCTGGATCGCTCCCTGGGCTCGATGACCTGCGCGCGGACATCGTGGACCTGGAGTCCGTGGCCAGCCGGGGCGACTTGCTGGCCGCCCTCGACCTCTACGCCCGGGCCCGGGCTCGCGTGACCAAGATTGCGGAGGGCATGTAGCCATGGTGATGCCCGATATCCCCGTCAGGCCCTACCTCTACGGCGGGCGGGAGCTGTGCGTCACCGGCGCCTGCCTGCTCACGGCGTCTTCGGACTGGCTTGGTCGGGCCATCCGTTTTTTCGAGGGCGACGACGCTTGGTGCAGCCATGCGGCACCCGTGGTCCGGTTCCCGGCCGACATGGTGGGCGCCGAGCGCGTGACGCTGATCGAGGCCCTGGAGCATGGACTGACGCCGACCTACCTCAGCCACTACTTCGGCGACGACTTCGACGGCCGGCTGTTCTTGTTCACGCCCTGGGCCCTCACGCCGCAGATTCAGACAAAATTCCGCGCATGGATGCTCGACAAGATGTTCAGCCAGACCGGGTACGATTACGGCTCTCTCGCCCGCCAGGTTTCCGGGCATGCCCAGGAGGACGACGCGCTCCTTTTTTGTTCCGAGGCATGGGGCATAGCCGCTGAGGCCGCCGGCCTGCCGCGGCTCACCGACGCTCCCCAAGGCCTGGCGCCGCAACCACCCGACATCCCCCGGTGGTGGGCTGGCAAGGTGGTGGAGCTTATCGGGCCGTTCAAGCCGCAGGAGGCGGCATGAACGATGTGGAAATTACACGTCTCGCCGAAGCCATAGCGGCCAAGATCAGTGAGGGGAAATGCGGCCAAGCGGCGTGTTGCGCAAAATGTCCCATCACCCCGGAAGAGCACGCCGAGCAGCACCGGGCGATGAAGGGGGCGCTTAAAATGCGCTCCATCGTGGTGGTCAAAATCTTGGAGTGGGGCGCCATTGCCCTCGTCGGGTGGTTCGTCATGCGGATGGGATGGGTCAACGCTCCAAAGCCGTAGTGGGAGAATTGTATGAACGGATACCTCATCTATGATTTTGACCTTGAGCGGCTCAAGGAATTGAACCCAGGCCTCACCGAGAATGAAATCATCAGCATGGTCTGTTACTGGCCAGTTGTGAGCGAATTGGTGCATTAATGCCTCAGAAGAATCAGCGCAGCATACCACGGGCAGAGAGACTCAATGTTCGAGAGGCCTCTTTCGTCCGTGAATACCTTGTCGACTTGTGCGGCAAGGCTGCTGCAATCCGCGCAGGGTACAGCCCCAAACCCGCCGAAGTTACGGCGTCGAAGATGCTGGCCAAGCCCCGGATTCAGGCGGCCATCGCCAAGGCCATGGAGAATCGTGCGAAGCGGACAGAGAAGTCGGCCGATGATGTGGTCCGCGAGCTCAACCGTATGGCGTTCACTGACATCCGGGATTTCGTCGAATGGGGTGAAGACGGTCGCCCCAAAGCGAAGGCATCCTCTGCCTTGACCAAAGACCAAGCTGCGGCCGTCCAGAAGATCAAGTTCACCAAGAATGCCCAGGGAGAATCCCTGGTGATCGAGCTCGTGGACAAGAAGGGCACCCTGGAACTGCTCGGCCGGCATCATGGAATCTTTGACGACAAGCTCACCGTCGGCGGCATCACGTTCGTTTCCGCCGTTCCGGAACCAGACCCGCTTCCGGAGGGCATTTAGTGTCTCTTCCCCCAACCGCCGATTATCGGCCTCTTCCCAAGCAGATGATGGCCCATCGCAGTCCGGCCAACGAACTGCTTTATGGAGGCGCGGCCGGTCCGGGGAAGTCTCACTTTTTGCGTATGGAGGCCCTGCATTGGTGCATGCGCATACCTGGCCTGCAGGCCTACTTGTTTCGGCGCACGTTTCCGGAGCTTGAGAAGAACCACATCCTGGTATCGCAAGCGCAATTCCCAAAGAGCGTTGGCGTCTACAAGCAGCAGGCCAAGCGGTGGGATTTCAACAACGGAAGCCGATTGTTCTTCGCCTCGTGCCAGTACGAAAATGACGTTTTTCAGTACCAGGGAGCAGAAATCCATTTTCTCCTGCTTGATGAGCTGACGACGTTTACAGAGTTCCAGTACGACTATTTGCGCGGCCGTCTACGGTGTGCTTTGGATATCCCCCCCGCCTACCGCCACAAGATCCCGGGCATCGTGGCCGCTACCAACCCGGGTGGTGTCGGGCATGCCTTCGTCAAGTCTCGTTGGGTGGATTTCGCGCCACCAATGACGCTCAAGCGCGCCCCAAATGACCAGGGTGGCATGGTGCGCGTCTACATCCCGGGTTTGCTCGAGGATAACCCGCTCCTCATGCTTCGGGACCCAAACTATGCCAAACGCCTGGACGCGCTGCCCGAGCCGTATCGTTCCGCCTATCGAGACGGCGACTGGAACATTTTCCTGGGCCAAGCCTTCGAATTTCACCGGGACAAGCATGTCATCCCGGCCATGCCCATCCCTGCCGGCGTTTCGCTCTACATGACCTTCGACTGGGGCTACGGCGCTCCCTTCTCTCTGGGGTGGTGGTGGGAGGATGCTGACGGCCGCTTGATCCGTTGCGCGGAATGGTACGGATTCAACGGGACGCCTGGGCAGGGTCTGCGCTTGACGGACCCGGAGATCGCGGCCGGCATCCTTGAGCGTGAGGAGCGCATGGGTATCAAGGGCCGTCCTATCACCCGCCTGGCCGGTCCGGACTGTTTCGCCAAGAAACCCGATTACCGGGGCGGCGGCCAGGGGCCGAGCACGGCCGAGGTCTTTGCCGGGAAAGGGGTCGTCTTAGTTCCTGGCGATCCAACCCGGGCCACGAAAATCAGGCGTTTCCGGGAAAGATTGGACGTCCCGGAGGAAGGCATGCGCCCCATGCTCCAGGTCTACGACACCTGCGAGCAGTTCATCCGGACGATTCCGCTCCTGCAGATGGACCGCCTCAACGTGGAGGACATCGACACCACGGGCGAGGACCACATTTACGATGAGGCGTGCCACGTCTGCATGTTGCGGGCACCCAAAACCGATGGCCTGACGGCCGGGTTGAATCTCGCATGATGCGCGTCAAACGCCTCACCATTCCCGGCCGCGACGTGGGCCCGGCGAATCGACACATCGATCGCATGGAGGGGACCACCACCCTGGCCGTCCCCTCCTCGACGGTCTGGCGCGAGCTGGCGACCGGCCGGGAGTACGGCGCCATCGTAGGCGGCCTGGCCTGGCCGTGCCATCCGCACGAAGGCGCGCTTGTGGTCCTGGGCCTGGAGTGGGATGGCCTGCGCCCGGTGGCCCATGTCCTGGCCGAGGTGGTCAACGACAACCTCTACAAGCTCCTGGAGCGCTATTTCGAGTTGTCCGAGGCGTGGGGGCTGCTCGATGATGACGACATCCGGTGGATCGGTTCCATCGAACACGAAATGTACGAGCCGGCCGTCGGTATCGTTCAAAGCCAGGGGCGCGAACTGCTCCTGGTAGACCTCGCCTACAAACAGCCTCCACGCTGGTTGGCCCACTGCAACGCTATCCTCGACGCGCTCAACGGCCAGGACAAACGCCTGTACCTGGATGACAGCGACAATTTGCGCACTGACATCGGCACACTGCGCACGCTGTGGGATGGCCGCGTTACCCCGGAGTCCGAAAAATTGCCGCGGCTGGTCGCTCTAGGCTGTGCCCTGGAGGGGCTGGCGATCATCACCCCTCCCCGTGGAGTCGTCACCGTTCCGGCCAGGATCGACCCCTGGGACGAAGCCCTGGGGCAAGAGGCCCTGCCTGACCAAGAGGCCTTGATCCCTACTCTTCCTCGATTCGACGCGGAGGTCTTCGAATGACCATGATCTCGCTGCCCTTGTGGCAACTGCTGGCCATGGCCGGCGCGCTGGTGGCCCTGCTGTTTGGTGTGCTCAAGCTCGGCTGGCGGCTCGGCCGCGAGAGCCAGGGCAAGCCGGTCTGGATCGCCACAACCAAGCCCGAGCAGGCGGATGTGCTCCCAGCCGAAAGCCCGTGGGATCTGGCCGCAACGCTCCCCTCTGACAAGGAGACCGACCGATGATCCTCCGCTGTGAAATGTGCCTGACCAACATCGGGACATTCGACCCTGAGACCCTGGCGTTGCCCCTCCAGGGTGCCATGTTCGCGCCGCTGGGCCCCGGGTACATCCCCCCCTTCCCGGCTGAGGCCGGTTGGCTCGACCTCCTGTGCCCGATCTGCCGTTTGCGCGCCATGGGGTGGGACCTCAATTCTCATGACATGGTGCGACCAAATCGGCTCCTGACGCCTGAGGGGTATTTCGTCATCGGCCAGGGTCTGGAGCATCCACCGGCGCCTCCCTACGTCCACAACTCGGAGGACCTGGCCAAGGAGTGGGCGGTTGCCGAGGCCGCACGTGCGGCGGCCAGGGCACATCAGCGAGACGAGGCCGGTCCCGAGCCGACGCCTATTGCTTCCCACCTCCCAACGCATCAGCGCGGCATGCAAAAGAGACGGCGGTAGCCCATGGCCGACGACAGTTTCAATGTCCTGCCCCCGCGTGAGCAGTCCCAGGCAGTGGGACGTCGGGTCGCGCAAATCTTTCTCGACTGCCAAGCCGAGAAAGAACGGCTTGGGCTCCCTGCCCTCTGGAATCGCAACTACCGATTCGGCAAGGGGAAGCACTGGCAACGCAAGCCGTCCCAGGTCGGCAATGTGCCGCTTTCCACGGCGGACTTGTTGCATCTACACCGACAGCGCACGGTGAACACCCTGACCGGGAACAACCCGACATTCAACGTGCATCGGATTGGCCCGGAAGGTGACGACGAAACGTTTTCTGTATTGGAGCGGGCGGCTGCCTACTGGTGGTGCGAACAGAAGCAACAATCCATTTTCGAGCGCTCGGTCATAAACGGCGAGACCTATGGCGTGGCCATCGAGAAGGTCGTGTTCGACCCGGACCTGGAATACGGACTCGGCGAGGTCCAAACCATCGCCGTCGACCCTTACTATTTTGGCGTTTACCCCGTGGACACCAAAAGCATCCAGGCTGCCCAGGCCGTTGTACACGTGGTTGCCATGGATATCCGTGAAGCTCGGCGCCGGTGGAAGGCGCTGGCCAAACAAATCAAGCCCGACAACACGATTCTCTCCCAAGTCAACGACACGCGCCAGGAAGTCGCCTCGGGCCAGACTTCTGGATTTCTTGCCAAGTTCGCCAACGTCATCACGCCGTTGATCAATCTGGCCTCTCGCGGACAGGACGTAGACAACGACAAGTGCATGGTCATCGAGTGCTGGGCCAAAGATTATAGCATGGGAGAGGACGGCCCACTCTACACGGGGAATATCCGCTGTGTTACGGTATGTAACGCTGGGTCCCTCGTGTTGGATGACAGGTCGAACCCGTCCATAAACCCCGCGATGTCACGGGATGAGGCCATTAAAACCTACCTGGCAGACAAATTCCCTTTTTCTGTCGCCAACTCCATCACCGACACCGCGAGCATATGGGGAGATTGCGATTTCAACCATTTGATTCCCCTGCAAACGGAAATCAACAAGTGCCTGTCGCAAATCACTTACATGAAAGATCAGGCGGCCAGGTCCAAGATCATCAACCCACGGGACTCGGGCGTCCCTGATTCGGCTTTCACAAACCGCCAGGGCATCATCAAGCCCACGTCCATGGCCACGGCCCAGGGCATCCGCTATTTGGATTTCCCGCTCAATACGCAGGACGTGCAACTTGTACTTCAAATGCACAAGGATTTCTTCCTTCAGGTCGGTGGGGTGTTCGACCTGGAACGGGCCGATACGCCCGGCCGAGATGTCATTGCTGCCAAGGCTATTGCCGCACTGATCGAGCAGACCAACATCATGTCGGCGGGGAAGCTCCGCAACTACGGGCTGATGTTGACCGAACGCGGGCGTATGTTCATCAGCCACGTTCAGAATTGGTATACTGAAAAACGCTGGATCACCTTTTCCGATTCCAGTGGTCAAACACAGCTCGTGTCCATCAATGGCACGGCCATGCGTATCCCCGCCACACTGACTGTAGTCAACGGGTCCACCATGCCCGTGTCCAAAATTCAGCAGCGCGAAGAGGCGCTTGAACTCTTCCGGGAAGGGGCCATCGATCGGGAAGAGCTCCTCAAGCGCCTGGATTGGGACAATCCCCGCGAGGTCCTGGAGCGCATGAATGCCGGCCCTGTGGGGCAAGCTATCCAGAACCTGGAGACAGCCGGGATTCTGCCCCCGGGCGCCGCGGACCAAGCCATGAAGATCGGGACCATGGACCCGAAGGATGTGGCCAAAGCGATCCAGGCTGGCGAGATAAAACCCTTGCCTCCGGAGGGACAGCAACCACACGAGCCTGATCCTCAAGCACAGATGGAGCAGCAGGAGCAAGCCCTGACCCTCCAGAAGCTCCAGGCCGAAATCCGCAAGATCGCTGCCGAGTGCGAAGAAATAATGTTCCGGGCCCAGGTCCATAAAGCTGAGGCGATGAAGGCCTCCGCTGACGCACAGGTGGCCGGGCAACGGGAGCAACGCGAGACGCTTCAGGCCGTGGGGGAAATTCACCGCAGTGTGGAGCGACACCGACATGACATGGAGATGGACCGTCAAAAGATGATCCAGGATCGCGTTAAGGGGGTCAATGACGCTGCCCAGCAGCAACACGCGCCGCCTATGCCTGTGCAAGCCATGTCTCCCGCAATTCCCGCGTCTCCCCAACCATACCCCATCACTCCTCCGACCGAATAAGGAGCAGCCCGTGCCGATGTACGATTTCACCTGTTCGCAGTGCGGGCAGGTATTCGAGGACTTGGCAAGCATTCAGGAAGATACGGTCATGTGCCCGCGATGTAAGGGTACCGCAAACCGCTCACCGTTCCCCTTACTCCCGGTGCAGTCGGGCTACCGGGCGGATGCGCCGTGGATTGGTGACTGCACCACTCCGTTCTCGCGGGACAATCAAAATCCTGACGTTCGCGCCTATTTGGCCAACCCGGGGGACCGGGCGGCCCTCGGCCGGGCGCTCCAGGCCATGGGGCTTCGCCATCAAGACCACGGGGAGCGATCGCGACCAGGACCGGTGAACATGGAGCCTATCCGCCGGGAATGCATCGAACGATACCGAGCCCGAAACGGCCGGGATTAACCAAGGAGGAGAACAATGCCCGATTTGATCGAAACGATGCCCAACCAGGGGGGCGGCCCGGCCACACCTGAGGGCCCGGGTGCGACCACCCCGCAGGAAATCGGCTCGCAAGGCACACCGGCGGAAGGCGACAAAGCACAGCCGTCTCAAGGCCCCGACACGGTCACCCCTACAAGTGGAGAGCTCCCGGGGGACAAAACGACTGTTTCCCCCGACACGACCGTCGCGAAGCCGTCCACGCCTGCGCGTGATCCGGCTTTGGGCCTCCTGGAAAGCAAGCTCTCCATGATGGAAGGGCTGCTCGGGAAGTTGATGGATATGCGGCAAGCGCCGGCCGCTGCTCCGGCGTCCACACCATCCCGTGATTTCGGCGCCGAGCTTGAGGCCTTGGGCCAGCAATTCCAGGCCGAAAAGATCAGCCAGCCTGATTATATGGCCAAGGCTTTCGCGATCATGCGCGAACAAGCCAAGGCCGAAGCTGCGATTGAGGGTGCCGCCGGCGCCAAGGGTACCCTTGAGGAGGTCAAGAACCTCCTTGGACAGTCCGAGGCGAAACAGCGCCTGGATGCTTTCTATCAAAAGTACCCCGACGCCGTGGACTTCGAGAAAACTCCTGAATTCACCGCGTTGAAGCGTGAGAACGGAATGCATGACCCGTTCTCGGCGTTTTTCGCCCACAAGTGGCAGCAGGCCGAAGCCGCCAAGGACCAAGCCGTCAAGGACGCCGTCGCGGCCAAGGAAGCGGAGATGGTCAAAAACTTCAAAGCCAAGGGGGCGGCGTCCGTTGTGGGCGCTCAGGGCGGAGGTGCGCCGAAAGACGCCGAGGATGCCTACAAAGGCAAGCTCAAGAATGCCGGCAAATTCGGCGGCACCACCCGCGTGTTGGCGGAAAAACTCAGGGCCATGCGCTCTGGTTCGTAACAACCATCAATCCAGGAGGGTTTCGCCATGGCGCTGAGCCTGTCGGAAATCGAAGCCATCACGAACGATTATTTCTTCGCGGAGGATGGCCGGGCCGTGGACATCTACTTCAGGACGTCCTTTTTGTTGGACTACCTGATGAACCAGCAGAAAGGGATTTTTGAACGCCCCGCCGGCGGCGAAAAAATCCGTATCCCGCTCAAGTACTCGGGCGCCGAAGGCGGTTTCTTCGATCGTGCCGACGCGCTGTCGAGCGATGATCGCGAGAGCATCAATGCCGCCTTCTTTCTGTGGAAGTACGCCTACGGCAACGCCACGATCTATCTGCAGGACGAAATGAAAAACTCCGGCGAGGAAGCCGAAGTTAGCCTGGTCACCGAAAAAATCGAGACTGCCCAGCAGACCTGTTCCGACAAGCTGGCCAGGTCCATCTATGCCGCCGGCGGGGACAAGGGAAAAGCGCTGACGGGGCTGCAGTCCCTGACCATGGGCGCCACGGACGTGGAGTATGGCGGTATCGCCGAGGATGATCTCGTCGCCGCCGATGGGACCAAGCCCTGGACGGCCATCAATATCAATGACGCCGAGCCCATCTCGCTCGACACGCTGCGGACGATGCGCGCCAAGGGGAAAGTCCGCGATGGCGCGAACGGGCGTCCGAACGTCGCCACAATGCCCCAGAACATTTATGACAAGATCAACAGCATCCTGACGATCCAGCAGCGTTTTGTCTCCGACAAGAACACCGCCACAGCCGGATTCACGCACCTGGTTTTCGAGGACATGATTTTGGCCGCCGATGATTTTTGCCCGGCCGGTCAGCTTTATACCCTCAACACTGCCTTCATCGGTTTTGCCATTCACCAGAAGGGCTTTTTCGCGCGCCAGCCATGGGTTGATCTGTCCGGACCGGCCGGACGGTCCATGAAGATCCTTTGGAGCGGCAACCTCGTCTGCTCCAATCGCAAGGCCCATGTCTCCCACACCAACGTGAGCGTCAACTAAACCCAGAAGGGAATCACCATGTCCAATCCGCTGTTGATTGTCTTCCCCCAGGACATCCTGGAGACCAGTTCCACCCAGAAATCCGAATTGGGCACCCTGCGTGTCACCGCCGACGGCCGACGGTTCCGCTACGCCAAGGCCGGCGCCGCGGCGCTTTCGGCCGGCAAGCTCGGTATCGGCGTGGCCGGTATCGCCAACCATGTGGACCTCACCGGCGCGGTCTACCCCGTCGGCACCACGGCCCTTTCGGTGACTGTCGGCGCCTCGGCCGTGGCCGCCAACGAATACAAGGACGGCATGCTGCAGATCAGCTCCGGGACCGGAGGTGGCCTGCAGTACCGCATCATGGACCATCTCGCCTGTGCCGCTTCCGGGACGCTTCTGCTGTCCCTGGCCTCTCCGATCCGTGCGGCCCTGGACGCGACCTCGAAGCTCTGCCTGGTGCACAATCCCTGGTTTGGCGTGACCGAATCGGCCACGGCCGCCGGAAAAATTCCGGCCGGTATCGCCCCCTGCGATGTCCCGGCCGGCTACTTCTACTGGGCCCAGACCGGCGGCGAGTCGAATGTGCTCATCAACGGCACGCCCCCGGTGGGATCGTGGCTGATCGGCGGCGCCGTGGCCGGCTCGGTCACCGATTTCACCATTGATCCAACGGCGTCGAGCACCATCATCCCGAGTGCGCCGCTCGTTGGTTTCAAGGTCGGCGTGATTGGCGATGACACCGAATACGGCAGCGTTCGTCTGACTATCGACTAGGGGGTTTCCATGGCGTTCTCCTACAAGAAAACCGGCCATGATGTGACCAGCACCAACCGGATCGAGACCGGCACGTTTGCCAACGGCAGCGGTTCTACGGGTGGCAGCATCCCCGTAGCGCTTAAAAGTGCCAACTTCGTCAGTGTCACCCCATGCACTTCGGCTGCATTCTCCAACGGTGTCCTGACCATCGTGACCGCGGCCAACGCCTCGGGCTGGTGGGAAGTCCGGGGAGCGTAGCCGATGTCCGACGGAACGATCACCATCCCCCAGGCAATGGCTGAGGGCGTAAAAGACGCTCACGTCGAGACCTTGCATCAGCTCGCCGAGGAGGTTTTGGATACAGTCAAGTGCCCCTCGACCGATGAGCCCAAAGTCGTTCGGTGGCTCAATCGCTGCCTGGGGGACATCGTCGCCAAGTTGGCGCGCCGGCGCGTGTATCTGCCGTCCCTGGCCACGTCGGGCGAGGTGGAGATCGTGACCACTGCCGAGGCCGTAGCCCTCCCGGCTGACTGGCAGGCCAATCTCCATGGCGCGTGGGACGTCACCACGGGCCGGGCCATCAAGGTTCGGCCCTGGTCGGCCCTGCAGCGCGTGCGCGGCCCGGGAGCACTGCAGCATGGGCAAATCGTTGGCGTGGCCGTCTACGCCCAGCAGCTTCGGTATTGGCGTGTTCCATCCGAGCCGCGCCGTATCATGCTTCAGTATCACCGGTTGCCGACGCCCCTTATGGGAGGCACGGACAAGCCCCTGGAGTTGCCTGCCGAGGTGGCCGCGTCCATGCTGATCGATTTCGCCTGCGCCGCCGGGTTTGCTCTGGCCGAGCAGGAGCAGAACGACAGCAAGGTGAACACCGCTTACCATCAGAACCGCTACCTGGAAGCCCTGGAGACGCTGGCCGTGGACATCGGCCCATGGCCGGAGGAGGCCACGCCCATCACCGACGCAATGGGGTGGTGCCAGTGATCACCGTCCCCTTCCGCGCTTGCCTGGGGCTCAATACCAGATCCGATCCGAGCTCGCTTGCCTATGACCCTCAAACGAGTTCCTGGGAAGCGGCCCGCCTCCTCAACCTGGATGTGCTCGACGGAGGCCGACGCTGGCGCAATCGCCCCGGCTATTCGGTCGCGCTCCAGTTTCCAGCGCCCCCGCACTCGCCCCAGGTGGACGGTGACATCTGGTACGTGGCCGCCGGCGATACGCTCTACCGCGTGGCCGGAATGGTAAAGACCGCCTTCCTGACCAACCTGACCCCAGGGTTGCGCCTGGGCTGGTGTCGGTTGGGGCAGTCGCTCTACTGGTCCAACGGCGTGCAGCAGGGGCGGATCACGGATGGCCAAGCCAAAGGCTGGGGCGGCATCCCGTTTTCCTCGGACCAACGCGAGGCGGCCGAATACGCCACAGTGTCAGCCGGGAACGTGCTGGCGGCCGCAGCCGGCCGGGTCTGGATCGGCGTCGGCAACGACGTGGTCTATACCGCCCCCGGCTATCCGCACCATGTGCGCGTCGGCTCCTGCCGGCTGCCGCAGTCCTCTGCCGTGCGCATGATCGCACCGGTCGATGGCGGCCTGTATGTCGGCACCGACGACCGCATCGTCTACCTGGCCGGCTTCGATCCGGGTTCCATGCAGCAAACCGTTGTCTCCCACGATCCGGTCATCCCGCGCATGTGCGTGCCGGTGCTGGCCAGCGACGTGATGTCCAAGCTCAATCCCGTTCGGGCGTACCTCTGGGCCACGGCCAGAGGGCTGGAGCTGGCTCTCCCCGAAGGCAACATCCTCAAACTCACCTTCGACAAAGTGGCCATGAACGCCACGGCGAGCGGTGGTGCAATACTGCTGCTGCCGCGCCGAGCCGTGGCCATCTATCATCCGTAGGAGGACGATATGGCTCTTCGCCTCTCAACCGGCCTGCGCAACAAGCTGCTCGGAACCCAAAGCTTCAAGGACAGCATGGCCGCCGGCGTCATCCGCGTGTTCTCCGGCGTCCAGCCCTCCTCGGCCGACGATGCCGAAGCCTCCACGGTGCTGCTCGAAATCACCGTGTCCTCCGGGACCTTCACGGCTGGTTCCACCACCAACGGCCTGAACTTCGGTACGCCCGCGAGCGGCGTCATCGCCAAGTCCACCTCCGAGGTCTGGTCCGGCGTCGCCACCACCACCGGTACGGCCGGCTGGTTCCGCTTCTACGCCAATGATCTGACCACCGGCGCCACCACCACGGCCGCCCACTTCGACGGCTCGGTCTCCACCTCCGGCGCCCAGCTCAACATGAGCTCCACCGCCATCACCGCCGGCGCGACCACCACCATCGACAGCTTCACCGTGGCCATGCCGGCGTCCTAATTCAAGGGAAAGCATGGATATCCTGGCCGGTCTTTATGGATTCAAGCAGGGCGATTACTTCGCCGGTTTCGCGGGCTCTGTAGAGGCCGGCCTTTCGCATCTTGGCCATGTCCGAAACGCGCTGCAAACGATGCGTGACATCAACGTGCTCGATCTGCAAATTTACAACCATACCGTCTATTTTGATGATGGGACGGTGGTTTATGTAGAGCGGTGTTTCAATAAATACACAGCCGAAGTATGCATAGTAAAAACGCATAATGCCACAAACGACTCTGTTTTTCATGACAATCTTATTTTGTTTTACAGGGGGGATGATTCTAAAGTCAAAGCTTGCAGGATTGATATGGTGGAGAGTGGGTTTAAATTTTACGACGTAAGCTATTTGATCGGAGGTGGTATTAACTCTGTAAGTGGATATATGCAGTGCCTATTTAAAAAAGTGAAGATATGCAACAGGGAGATGTATTTAATCCTATCGCCTTTCAGAATTTCTGAAACATCGCTCGATTATGCCGGCGACATAATGCAGCCGACGGACTCATGGGGAGTCGCCACTTCTGAACTAGTTTTAAAAGACACTGGGGCGAACTATCTATATCTGTACGATGTTAGTTCTAAAACCAGGCGCTGTCTTTTTACTTGTGCGGGGTTGATGTTTGGAAGTTTGAACTTTCGCGGCGAATCAAAATGGTTCAATGCAGAATTTAATTTAAACTATAATAGTACACGAATCTACGTACGCATGTACACAAAAATATATTATTGGACGGTGTCCATTTCCGATGGCGTTGTGAGCATTGCATGCTATAATCCGAATCTTACAGCAACTGATATTGATGGAAGTACTGTCAGCGTTAGCGGTCCGATAGATAATCAAGGATGCGTACATTGGTTCTCTTCGTCTAAAAAAGACACAGAAAAAAATATTTACATGCGATATTACAATAAAACCAACGTAGAAACAGGAGAGACTACTCAGATAGAGTATGCACCGGCCTATTTCCAGGACCCACCTACAAGTTATGGCAGTGGAACAACATTTTCTGAAGATTTCCCACTATACTTCTGCTTAGTAGAAAACGAAGACATCTCTGCTGGATTTAATTTATACGCCATAAGAATGAGTTATAAAAGTACCTATACACTAGTCCCCGGCGATAATATGTATTTTACTTGCGTTGAAACTTACCGAATATCGGATGAAGACGGGCCGTTTCTGACTCAAGAGTACAAATACGGTGATGATCCAGACAGGTTCGTCTGGATTGGTGGTACGTATAAAAACTTGGCGGATTTCACTGGTTGGACGAGTCCCTTGCGTACCTTCCCATTATCCAAAGCACGTCCTTTCCTGATGATCATGGAGCGCCCTAACAAATTCAGCTACGCGTCATACACTGGATACGTATGCACTAAAAAATCAGCGATTCAGTTTGGACCCTACGCAGTAGATGAGGGTCCCCTTATCTACCCGATGTTCAATGTACGGAAAGATGGGGATGCTCTGCAAGGTTTCATCGCAGGGGATGCCATTGACAATGTTTTTGTAAGTAGGGGCGTTTTTATATTTAGATAGGATATCGACGTAACATAGCAAATACTAAACTCCAATGGAGT